TACACAACAGGGTAGTACATCCATCGACATCCTAAGAGAAGCCCTCTTCAAGTTTCAATTAGAGCGCAACGGACTAACAGGTACGCCCAGTGCGCTTACTCTAGAGGTATCAGCTTCTACAAACTCCGAACTGGTATATGGATCCATGGACTGGGAAGAAATCACTCGTTAACAAGAAGGAGAGTAAAATGTTCAATAATCGTAAGATGGGATCTTCGGATTCTCTACTTGATACTATCAAGGGTATTATGGAAAAGAAGCACACAACTCCTGAGACGCCGAAGGAGAAGTCGCTTGCAAAGCTTGCACACCCTAAGGACAAGATCACGCACAAGGACGTGCTGGTCGGCCGCGGTGTTCTGAAGAAGGAGAACAGCGGTGATCGCATGGGGGTGATCGTCGGCACCCGCAAGGAGAAGGTCGAGATTGAGCCTAAGCTAAAGGAAGGCAAGATTGACGAACTAAAGCAATCAACGCTAAAGTCTTATGCATCTAAATCTGATAAGCAAATGAAAAAAATTGGTGATAAGATGATGAAAAGTCCTGATGATTATGATGGTTTAGATAAAAAGGATCAGGATACGCTTCATAAGCGTGACCGCGGAGGTGACTTACTTCATCGCAGAAAAAATATGGATCGTCAAGCTAAGAAATTAGGCTATAAGGATAGATCCGATCTATTCACTCGCGGCAAGAAAGGTGAACGCGCACTTGCAACTCATCGTGCAAAGAATGAAGAGGTTGAGAATGTCGATGAGCGCAAGCTGACTGGCGCTGAGACTGAGAAGAAAGAAAAGTATGTTCTATCAATGAAGAAGAAGATGGGTGGCTTCAAGCAGCGTTACGGTGCGCGTGCTAAGGAAGTGATGTATGCTACTGCTACTAAGATGGCCAAAAAGGACTAATCAATATGGCTAAGGACCCACGCGAATATGGTTATGAAGGTGACATGGCCATTAGCCAGCTAAAGTCAATTGTGGCTAATGCTGAGAAGCTAATGAGCATGTTGAAGCCTGAGTCGGACCTACCTGAGTGGGTCCAACTCAAAATTACGCTTGCTCAGGACTATGTTCTAACTGCGCGTGATTATATGGAGTCTGAGCTAAAGGAAGCTTGCTGGTCCGGGTATACGGCAATCGGTATGAAGATAAAGAATGGTAAGGAGGTACCCAACTGTGTACCTACCACATCTGAAACCGTGACTACCGAGAAGCCACCCTTTGCTGGTCCTTTCAAGAAAATCGACCCAGCAAAGCAACCTGCTAGATCGCGTCTAAAGGCACTAACCAACAAGGCGCGTGAAACTATTGCAAAGTCATCAACAAAAAAGTCTAAATAACGAGTAATTTATATTATGCCGAGTAGTAACAACGAAAAGCGGAAGGAAAACGCAAATGCCATTATGGGGTTTTGGTAAGGAGCCTACGGGCGCTCAGTCTGGTGCAAATACACAGGCTGGTATTAAATACGGTCAGCAACCATTCGGTGGTGCTACCGACGGTAGAGAAGCATGGAAGCGCAATGTTATTGCAACCCGCGAGGGTTGGGTTCGTCGCACTAATGTCACAAAGGATGGTGCAAACAGCCAGCGTGATGAGATTCTGGTTTCGGCCAATCCAGGTATTCTAAGCGACGGTTATGCAAACGTCGCGCATCTTGGGTTTGCTGAGATTTCGCAGCTTTATATCTCATCAAATTCAACTGGTGGTCGCGCGCTTCAGCGTAATGCTACGGCCAATCTGTATGTCGTATTCAATGAACCGGTTCGTCATCGCGGCGGCTCAGGCTTCATTCGTCTGCGTCTCGCAAATACCGTTGGTGGTAATACACTAATTGCGACTGCGAATGCAAGATCGACAACATCTCGCACAGACATTATCAATGCGAATAACACGCTGGTGTTCCGTTTTGTCCCTGCTGTTGCTGGTACATACAAGGTCAATGCTAACACACTAGCATTTGCTAGCGCATCTGGTGGTGCATTCACAGCTAACCTGATTAGCGCGGTTCTTGGTACGAATGGTGGCGAGTTGGCCAATACAGTTCTTACAGGTTCTGTGTCAAATAACTTCGGCACATTCACTGTTCGTTCCGCCACAACTGGCGGCTAATAGGTAGGAGTAATAGAATGGCCGATAAAAAGGTAAGTCAGCTATCATCCTTGGGGGCTACGGCCTCCGAGGACCTGCTGCTTGTGATAGATGATCCGAATGGTGTACCGACATCGAAGAATATGACTGTAAAGAATTTCTTCGGTGCGGTACCCTCTAATACTGTATTCAATTCTCGCGTTACTATCAAGGGTAATGCGACAGTCACTTGCTCTAATACGGTTGTCACATCCAATGTGAATATCACATCGAATGGGCTACTTAGAGTTAATAACTTTATCACTACACTTCGTTCGACACCCGCTTCAAATAATGCTACGACTGCGGGGTATAGAACAGGTCAAGCTTTCTTTACTAACACGCATCTTTATATCGCCGTGAATGCGACTACATTGAAAAGGGTAGCTCTATCGACCTTCTAATAACATGAATATTATAGATGATAGCAATTTCGTATTGTATGCGGCCAAGCACTATGAGAATCCTGCCTGTATAGATGAGGCTGAATTCTACGAAGACCTTGGCCGCATACGAAATTTACAGAGACTAATGAGTCGGTATGTAAAGACTGGTGAGCTTAAAGATAGGTACATACTAAATCACCTCATAGCTCTCTATAATGTATTTGAGCGTGATGCTATGACAAAAATGCTGGTATTCAAAATGCGAGACCAGCTTCAATATCTAAAACCATTTCTAGTTCTCATGGGCTACTGGCCTGAGCGAATAGAAGGTATAGGTAAGAAAAACGAGACTATCATAGGGTCTGATATACCAATGGACCCTCTTATAGTTGTGGTGCTGAGGAGAATCTGATGAAAGAAGATGCACCAGCTAATGCAGTCGGCGGCGGTAATATAGCTGGCGTCGGTGTGGGTCCTAAGGGTGAACCTGGTCGACCCCCGATGGCTATGCTTCGCCGCAAGCGAGTCGGGTTCAAGAAGTTTATCAAAGACAATAAAGTAAATGAGCAGGGTCCCGGGTCATCTTGGTGCCCAATCTGCGGCGAGGAAAAGATTCCTGGTCAGTGGAAGGGTTGCCCAAAGGTATACTACAAGGCGCTTGGTAGAAGCGTATGCGCCGGTAAAAGCAGCTCATCAAAGGGTGGAAATGGTAACGGCGAATAAAACATGTATGATTGGGATGATGTATTAATAGTGGGTGATAGTTGGTGTTCTGAAAGAGAAAATCTAGGACATTGGCCCAATCATCTTTTATTTGAATTGACAGATATAACAAATAAAACTCCTAGAGGTCGTGGGTATCCAGGTTGTAGCTGGTGGAGTATAAGAAATCGTTTATTTCGTGAATTAAAGTCTAAACCAGCCAAAGTTGTTATAATTATTCATACCGATGCTAGTCGAATACCCAGCGATATAGACAAACCTTTTACTATAAACAGCGTGCGAAAGCATTCGCAAGAATTAAAAAGCCCTCAAAATAGAATTATATACAAAGCTGCTGTTGACTATTACAATCATTTGTATTCAGCAAATTTTCACAATTGGGCAGAAAATCAGTGGTTTCTTGAATTGGATTCTTTTTTGTTAGAAAAACAAATTGAAAAGGTTATACATTTATATGGTGTACCTAAACGTGATCCATATGTATTTAAGTCTGGTGTAACAGTTTATCAAACGATATACAAATATCTAACAATGAATACGGAAACTTCATTTTATCCTAATCATATGACATATGAGCATAATCAAAAGCTAGCTATATTTTTAAATAAATTAATTACAAATTATCCTGGGCATGGGTTTCTCTACAAAGAAAGGCCATTTGAGCGATGAGAAATTTACTCGATAGAATTAAAATGTTTATAGAAAATTGGCAGAGAAAGAGATATCTTAAGAAGCTAGCTAAAAGAGACCCTTTTATCTACTAACATGTTACTAGGTATAAATGCAGATAATCACGATGCCAGTATGGCATTGATTGATCGGGGTAAAATACTCTGGGCTGCACACTCCGAACGATATTCTAGAGTAAAGAATGATAGCACTATCAATCGTCAAATGGTTGATGAGATGCTTTCATATGGCATACCAAAGACTGTAGTCTTTTCTGACAGACCGTTTCTTAAATCTACAAGAAAACTATTCTCAGGCGAGCGGCCGATACTTTCAAATTACAAAGATATTCTCACATCTGTTGGTTTGAGTCACATTAAGCATGAATATGTTGGTCATCATAAAAGTCATGCGGCCGCAGGGTATTTTACTTCTAAGTTTGATGATGCATCCATACTTGTAGTAGATTCAATAGGCGAATGGTCAACAGTATCGATATGGGAAGCAAGCGGCAACAAACTAAAGAAGGTTGTAGATTGCTCATACCCAAACAGTATCGGTCTTTTCTATTCAGCAATGACACAATACGTTGGTTTAAAGCCTAATGAGGAAGAATACATCCTCATGGGTATGGCTGCATACGGTCGACCAATTCTTGTTGATAAGATGTTGAAAACATTTTTTGATGGTGTGCGACCGCCGTTTGTCAAACTAAAGCACAATTTGCATAAAGGATGTCTTTGGTGGGAAGAAGGTAAGACTGCCAATAATTTTGATATTGCAGCATCCGCACAATTTATAGTCGAGCATTATCTTACATGCACGGCCAGATGGATGAAATACAAACTTAAATCGGACAATCTGGTGTTTATGGGTGGAGTTGCACTAAACTGTGTGGCCAATAGTTTACTTGCTAAGATATACCCCAACATTCACATAATGCCAAACCCAGGCGATGCCGGTAATTCGATAGGTGCTTGTGCAGCACTACTTGAACAAAAGCTAGAGTGGGACGGGCCATACCTTGGTACAGATATAGACAGAGAATTAGATATTGATGCGATAGTTAAATGTTTGCAGCGCGGTGAAGTTGTTGGTATAGCAAATGGTCGAGCAGAATTCGGACCTAGAGCTTTAGGTAATAGAAGTCTGTTATGCGACCCACGCGGCATAGACTCAAAACATAGAATGAATACAGTAAAAATGCGACAAGGCTTTAGACCGTTTGCACCGGCCATATTAGCTGAACACGCAAGCAAATATTTTGATATGAACAAACAAAGTCCTTACATGCAATTTGTATTCAAATGCAAAGATCAAAAAGCATTTCCCGGCATATGTCACGCAGATGGTACAAGCAGAGTCCAAACGGTTACCACTAATAACAATGCCAAATTTAGACAGCTATTAGAAGCTTGGTATTCTGCAACTGGCTGCCCTATGCTTCTAAACACAAGTCTAAACATCAGAGGTCAACCTCTTGTAAATTCTTGGGATGATGCTATCAAATTTCAAGAGACTTATTCGATAAAGGTTTTTTAATCTAGCCTTTGACAAACGGCCTAGTCTTGTATAATATAGGCCTATGCAACTTCATATCGATCACAAATATCTCAGCATGTTGTCGCTGAAACTCAGCCTCTTCAAGAGGAAGAGTGATCGGCTGTACAATTTTCGCTGTCCCTTCTGTGGCGACTCTGAGCATAGTCGAACCAAGGCCCGCGGCTATGTCTATCAGAACAAGGGTATTCTTGTATTCAAGTGTCACAATTGCAGTCATAGTACCAACATGTCAAAGCTTATTGAACATGTTGACCCTGCATTGGCGCGCGAATATCGACTTGAGGTGTTCAAGGAGAACAACGGTGGTAACACTGGTCCGAAGTTTCTGATACCCAAGCCAGAATTCAATGCGAAGCCAGAAGCTGAGCCGCGCCTTACTGATCTTGGTCTGGTGCAGATATCGAGTCTACCAAATACTCATCGTGCCGTGCAATATCTTGTGGGTAGAAAGATTCCTCATGCTAGGTTTGAGGATTTGTATTATGCAAAGGATATGAAGGTATGTGAGGCGCTAAATGGTGGTTACAAGGATCGTCTGACATCTGATGAGCGCATCGTCATTCCGTTTAGGAATCTAAAAGGTGAGCTTACTGGCGTGACTGGTCGTGCTATGGGTAATAGCAAGATACGTTATGTCACAGTTCGCATCAATAATGAGCCTTTGGTCTATGGGCTAGATCGAGTTGATGTGAGCAAAACGGTTTATATTCTTGAGGGTCAGTTTGACTCAATGCTGGTACCAAATTCGATTGCGCCTGGTGGCACCGATATGGTGCGCGGTCTATCATATATTCCTGGTGACAAAGCGGTTCTGGTATTTGATAATCAGCCTCGCAATAAGCAGTTGGTTGATCAGATGCAAAAAATGATTAACAGAAATATTCCTATGGTAATTTGGCCATCAACTTGGAAATATAAAGATATCAATGAGTCAGTAGTGGATGGGGTGGATCCCTCAGAGGTGGTGGCTCTGCTAAATACCTGCACCCACCAGGGGCTAGCTCTTAATCTAGCCCTTCGTGATTGGAAGAAATGCTAATATGGAGGATATTATGGGTGGGCCGAAGGTCAGACTAATTTCTTATACTCAACCTGTGGATGAGATTAAGAACCAGGGTATCTCAGATGCTCTGGAGCTAGTAGCATTTTGCGCTCGGGTATCCAACCCGAGCAATCAGTATAATAGCGAGACTGCGGAGAAGCTGGTGCGATATCTCGTCAAGCATAAGCATTGGTCGCCTCTAGAGATGGTCGATGCTACGCTTGAAATTGAAACTACGCGAGATATTACGCATCAGATTATTCGGCATCGCTCATTTTCATTCCAAGAGTTTAGTCAGCGATATGCTGACCCGACTAAGGATATGCAGTTTGTAACGCGCGAGGCCCGCTTGCAAGATAACAAGAATCGACAGAATAGTGTTGATGTCGATGATGTCCATCTTCAAAATGAATGGTATCGTGCACAGCAGCGTGCTCTATTTGCTGCCGAGCGTGAATACAAGTGGGCCATTGATAATGGTATCGCTAAGGAGCAGGCTCGCGCTGTCCTGCCTGAAGGTCTAACTACTTCGCGCATCTATATGAAGGGATCTATTCGCTCTTGGCTCCATTATATTGAAGTTAGAACTGATCCTTCGACTCAGAAGGAACATCGTGAAGTTGCATTAGAATGTGCCAAAGAAATCGCTAAGATTTTCCCTAATATCGTCAACATCTAACATTACCGGAGGCACATATGCTGCTTGACCACCTTGGTGTGTCGATTGACACCTCACGCGACTCTTTACTTTCAGAATTCTCTCTTACTCTTTTGCGTGACTACTATTGCCGCAAGGATGAAGATACGCCGCAGAAGTCATTTGCTCGCGCGGCCGTAGCTTTCTCTGGTGGTGATCTTGGTCTCGCGCAGAGGATCTATAATGCGGCCTCCAAGGGTTGGTTCATGTTTGCATCACCTGTGCTGTCTAATGCTGCTCTGCCGGGTGAGAAGGTCAAGGCTCTACCGATTTCTTGCTTTCTGACATACGTGCCAGATACGCTAAAGGGTCTAATCGATCACACGGCTGAGCTACGTTGGCTTTCTGTCAAGGGTGGTGGCGTCGGTGGTCACTGGTCATCTGTTCGATCTGTGTCTGACGTTGCACCTGGCCCAATCCCATTTCTGCATACTGTCGATTCTGATATGACTGCATATCGCCAGGGTAGAACTCGCAAGGGTTCTTATGCAGCCTATCTTGACGTATCGCACCCAGACATCATGGAATTCCTGACGATTCGCGTGCCTACTGGCGACGTGAACCGCAAGTGTCTCAATCTGCACCACGCTGTCAACATTACCGATGACTTCATGCGTGCTGTTGAAGCTGATGCTGAATGGCATCTGCGTGATCCCAATGATGATACTGTGCGCGAGACAATGCGTGCAAGAAAGCTTTGGGAGACTATTCTTGAGGTGCGCTATCGCACGGGCGAGCCTTATCTAAACTTTATTGATACTGCGAATGCTACTATGCCGCAATCGCTCAAGGACCTTGGTCTAAAGATTCACGGTTCTAACCTCTGCAATGAGATTCATCTACCGACAAGCGAGGAGAGAACCGCAGTATGTTGCCTATCTTCGTTAAACCTAGAGAAGTACGACGAGTGGAAGAACTCCAATATCGTCCGAGACCTGATTCGAATGCTGGACAACGTGCTTCAGGTATTCATCGAGAATGCTGGAGACGAAATTTCGCGCGCACGATTCTCCGCGCAGCGCGAGCGGTCGCTCGGTCTTGGCGCAATGGGTCTGCACTCATACTACCAACAGCGGGACGTTTCGTTTGGAAGCCCACAAGCCCGGGAAATCAATCGACTCATATTCGCAGATATCCAGGAGAAGGCTATCGCTGAGTCTCGCTCGCTCGCAGCCGAGCGTGGTGAAGCGCCTGACATGGTCGGCACGGGTATGCGAAATGCACATCTGATTGCTATTGCACCGAATGCAAATAGCTCTATCGTGCATGGTTGCTCGCCGTCCATTGAGCCGTGGAAGGCAAATGCATTTACGCATCGCACCCGTGCTGGTTCGCATCTTGTTAAGAATGTGTATCTAAAGAAGGTTCTTGATGATCTTGGTAAGGATACAGATGAGGTGTGGTCCAGCATTATCACGAATGGTGGGTCGGTACAGCATCTTGACTTCCTGAGCGCACATCAGAAGCGAGTATTTGCTACGGCCATCGAGATTGATCAGATGGAGATTGTTGAGCAGGCAGCTGATCGTCAGAAGTTTATCTGCCAGGGTCAGTCACTCAATCTATTCTTCCCGGCTGGTGAGTCGAGAGGTCTACTGCATAAGGTTCATTTTGCAGCATGGAAGCTTGGTTGCAAGGGTCTATATTATCTTCGCACAGAATCTTCAAATCGTGCAGAGAACGTATCTAAGAAGGTTGAGCGCAATAAGCTGGTTGATATTAGCGAAGTGCAGGTTCAAGAACAGTCGCAGGAGGAATGCGTAGCATGTCAGGGCTAAAGACTATGGATATTCGTATTGTATCAAAGACTGGCTGCCCCTTTTGTGAGAAGGCAAAGGAGTGGCTGACAGCTCGTGGGCTGTCATATACGGAAGATAGAATGGACAATGAAGAAATTCGTTATGCATTCTATCAGCAGCACAAGGTAAATACTGTGCCACAGGTATTCATTGATGGTAAGCGCATCGGTGGGTACACTGAGCTTGTGGCGCAGGGCGACAAGCTGCTTGTCAAGGAGCGCGGCGGGCTCTTGGAATTCTCTAAGGTCTATAAGCCGTTTCAGTATCCTTGGGCCGTAGAAATCACACAGCGTCATGAAAAGGCGCACTGGATCGAGGATGAGGTAGACCTTGGAGAAGATGTCACCGATTGGAAGTCTGGGAAGATGGCTGGGTCGGATAAGGAATTTGTCACCCAAATCCTCAGACTCTTCACCCAGTCCGACGTTGCCGTCGGGAAGAACTATTATGACTTGTTCGTGCCCAACTTTAAGAATAATGAAGTGCGAAACATGCTTGGCTCTTTCGCCGCACGTGAAGGCGTACACCAGCGTGCTTATGCACTTCTAAATGATACTCTTGGTCTACCTGATGATGTGTATCTTGCATTTCTTGAATACAAGGAGATGGCCGACAAGATCGACTTTATGACTGAGGCCGACACGACTACCAAGAGTGGGCTTGGTCTTGCGCTTGCTAAGTCTGTGTTCAATGAAGGTGTTGCTCTATTCGCATCATTCGTCATGCTACTGAACTTCCAGCGATTCGGTAAGATGAAGGGTATGGGTAAGGTTGTTGAATGGTCGATCCGCGATGAAAGCATTCACGTAGAAGGTAATGCATTTCTTTTCCGCACCTTCTGCACCGAGCACCCTCGCATCGTCAATGATGATTTCAAGCAGCAAATCTATGAGATGGCTCGACAGGCTGTAAAGCTTGAGGACAAGTTTGTCGATCTGGCCTATGCGATGGGTGATGTCAATGGTCTGACGGCTGATGAGGTAAAGGCATACATCCGCTATATAACGGATAGGCGCCTCCTACAGCTGGGTCTGAAGCCTAACTTCAAGGTGAAGGACAATCCTCTGCCCTGGCTTGAATGGGTGCTTAATGGTGCTGATCACACCAACTTCTTTGAGAACCGCGTCACCGAATATGAAGTCGCGGGTCTTACTGGCACTTGGGAGGAGGCGTACTCGCATGGAGAAAAAACTAAAGTCAGCGCAGCTTGATTTTGAAGAGGAAGATGAAATCACATGCGGGTCATGTGATGCAGAATTTACACTAGTTTATAAGACTGATCAGGACGGCGTCCTATATGCTCCAGAGTATTGCCCATTCTGCGGCGATCCTCTGGATCTAGATGACGACGATGAAGATGAAGATGAGGAATACATAGACGAGGATTAGGAGCTTCGTCTATGTCATTAGATTATGATAACCCGTGGGAATTTGACGGTACCCCGTTTACAAGCGAGGATATCGGCAAATCCTACGGGTTTGTCTATCTTATTACTGATCGAGTAACGCATAAAATGTATGTCGGCCGCAAATATTTCTGGTCGATGCGTAAGAAAAAAGGCGCAACAAAGCGCAAGCGTGAAGAAAGCGACTGGAAGACCTATTATGGGTCTGGTGATGAAATTAAAGCCCTAGTAAAAGAATTTGGGCAAGATAGGTTCCATCGCCAAATTTTGTCTGTACATTCGACCAAAGGTGATGTAAATTATTCTGAGGTCCGAGAACAATTTCGACGTGACGTGCTAGAAAAGGATGAATACATCAATGCAAACATCA